GGTACGAATCCGAAGGCGATTTTGGTTTCGCGAATGTTCGCCGGGCAACTGGGTGCGCCAGCGAGTGGAGCGATTTCGCGCCGTTGAGGCGGTGCTGTTGCGGTAGCCATAATTATGCGTCTCCTGTTTCTTTGATTTCACACACAATTGAGTGATAGTCGATGCCTTCGGTGTCGGACGGCCTTGTGATATCGGTGACGTTGGTCGGCAATACGCCCGGCATCACGGGGCAGTAGAGCCAGCGCAAACCATCACCCGGCACGGGAACGCCGTTGATAATCAGGTTGATCAGATCGAGCGGAGAAGCGCCACGGACGGCGCGAACAAAAATCACGAATTGATGCATCCAGGCTTCCATCTCGCCTTGCGTGAGCAGAGTCTCCTGCCAGATCACCATTACAGTGCCCGGCTTCTGCTTATAGAGGGCGAGGGAAACGGAGTTGAAATCGGGATTGCGGTCGATGTAGGCGACGATGTTGGTGGTGTCTCCACCCAAAGCGGCGACCAGATCTGGAATTAATACCAGCTTGTCGACAATCGCGTTGGTGAGCGTTATGAGATTAACCAATGGGGACCCACGCCCTTTGCAAATAGATGCCGTACTGCAGTTGGCTTGCCTTGAAGAGGCTGTTCTGATCGGTGCCGGCGAAGCCGATCATCTGTTCGATGTTGTTGGCACCCGTAGCGCTCTTGCGGGTGGCGCGTGACGTATTCTCCGCGCGGATCTGCCCATTGCTGGCCTTGCGCAGACTGAAGTTTTTAATCGTGGCTCCACTCAAGTTCATGTCACGGACGGGACGGGAAACGCCGCGTAGTTTGCGCTTGATGAAGAAGTATTTGACGGAGAGCTTTTTGGCCGCATTGCCCTCCGCATTGATCCCTTTGCTCCAGCGAAGCTTCTGCGCGGCGACCATCTCCTCGCCAATGGCCTTGAGTTGTGGGTCGCTCAGATTGGGTTCCTTCACGCGCCCGGTTCGTTTGACCTTCACTTTTAGCGGGTCTTTTGCCATCAGAAATTCTCCGACCGGTCCTGCAGCACGATCTGGCTGTAGTTGTAGGCGAATGCGCTGACGCGGACGATGTCGTACTCGATGCCATCGTTCACCACCGCATCGCCCAACTTGGGTTCGCGCGGCAGATCCGAATTCGCCACGAGCATGTGGGAGTAACGGCCTGGCGACATGGTTTCATCTTCGGCGCCCTCTTTCCAGATCACCGTGATCGTGGAGGCCTGCACCGAATCGTTGTCGATCCAATAGTCGACGTCGCGGCCGAACTCGCCGATCAGCGCGTTCCACAGAATGGGAACGTGGGCGCTGATGAACGGATTGACGTAGCCGGCGAACATAATACCCTCCAAACTCCGCAGCGCATTTCCCGGCAGCGGCGGCGACCTAACCGGGCCGGGCGAAATGCGCTTTGGCTTCCGCCGGGGCGGCTCCCACGATACAAGGGAGAATCGCGGAAGCGCCCCGGACAGGAAATCGGCGAACCTTACAAGACCTTGGCTTTGAAGCTTGCGTTCGGTCGGGTGGGAAACACCAGCGGTGCCGATTGCAGCATCAGAAAACGGACGCTGGGATCTTCTTCAGTCCACGACTTCACAAAATACGCGACGGCCTGCAATCCGGCGGCTTCGTCGCGGATCGCACCGTAGGCCCGCACACCTTCCAACTGCGGCGCGGTGAGGATGCACGTCGTCAATGGGATGATGGGCTTCTCGATACCATCCGCCGGGTCCACGTACCAGCCGGCGTACACGAAGATGTTGAATTGATCGATGGTCCCCATGTAGACGCCGCCCTCTGAGATCTGAGCGGACTGATCCAACGTGGGCATGACGTTGGCGGTGCGTTGCAGCGTCAGCCGATCTTTGATGGACGGGTTGGAGCGGAAGACCATCCAGACATCGGTCGTCATGATTACATCGGTCGCCTGCACTCCGGTGGCTTGCAGCATGATCTGCGACCAGTTCTGGAGATCGTCCAGGGGAAGCGAAGTCGTGACGCTCCAGAGCGGCGATGCGATGACGGTGTTGCCCGCGGCCCGCCCGAAATCGAGCACGACCGTCGCATATTTGTCGCCGCTGATGGTGGACTTGCCCGTGGTCAACACTTCGCCTGCCATGACTTCCATGCGCCGGTTGAGCATGCTCAACTGGTCCTGCATGTCTCTGGCGACGAGAGCACGCTGCCGGTCGGCCGGCGCCAGGTTGCCGCCGATCGGTTCGCCGGGCGAACGCTTTAAGGGCCGATTCATATCGAAGACCCTTTTGTCCTTGATGTATGCCGGCTTCAGCGTCTGGGTCTTGAAGCCCAGCGAATCCACGATCTGCCCTTCGACCAATGGAGAAACGAACGGCGAAATACGTCTCTTCCCGTCCATCACGTCGAAATGGATCTCTTCGGCTGTCTCCGTCTGCGAAGTACGGAAATAGCGGTCGAGCAGAAACTGCGAATCACCGAGCAGGCTGGCGACGACCCGGTTCAACACGTCGGTGGAAAATAAATCGGCCATTTGGAAAACTCCTTCCTTAGAGGGGTTGAGAACGGTTGAGATCATGCCGTCTGGCCGGGGTGTCGCCAGATGCCCCGGCTGGACGGCGCTTCAGTTAGCGTGCGGCGGGTGCGCTTTGATTGACCGTAAAGATCTTGCCGTTCACGGTGATTTTGCCTACCCTTGCCACGCCAGTGTTGGCTGCGACCGCATAAGTCACGGTGCCGCTCGCGGTTTGCGGAGCGGTCGGCGAAACAATCGTGAGCCACGCGACGTCTTTGGTCGCCGCCCACGTTTTTCCGCTCCCGCCCGGCCCGGTAACCGTGACGGCGAAATTGGCGGTTTCCGCGGTAGCCGTCACCGAATCGCTGGCCGGACTGATCGTAACGGCCAGGGCATCCGGCGGCACCTCTCCCGCGACTTCCTGCAATTCCTGCATGGTGGGCGGTGCCGCCAGTTCGGGATTCTTCTCCCTCTCTTCGGGCGTGAGGTAAGCCCACGGACTGTCGATGGAGGGCTTGGTAGTGACATCCTCGCCTTCCTTCGCGCCCCGCCCTTTGCGTGCCGCTTCTCCTTCCTGGCGGTTGCTCTCGACTACAGCCTGCGCCCCGGCAGCTTGCTGTTCCGTAGCGAACGATTTGACCAGCGTGCCATCGGTGAAGACCACGCTCTCGATGAAGATGCCGAAGTTGCGCAGCGCATCGGCCACGTCGGCATGCGCCAAAGCTCCCGGCCAGATGACGGCGTCGGCCTTGAATTTGCCGCCCAGATAAACCAGCGCAGGCACGGTAGCCGAGGTCGCGTCCACGTCGTTTGCCAGAATGCAGTTGGCTTCGGCTGCGGTTGCCCCGACGGTAATCACGCCCGTCGCCGGCACGATTTTGCAGATGGTCCCGCGTTTCAGAATGCCAATGCCCGAAGCTACGGTGCCAGAGCGGCTGACGATATCGTCGCCGTCACTCAGAAGCGGCGAGTAACTGTAGGACGTGCTGCTGAAAGATGCTTGTCCGATAGGTGCATAACTTGCCATAAGTAATACCTCTCTTTCGTTAGTTAGGACACTGGGTTACGACGCATGCGGAAGACGCCGCGCCGGGTTAGCGAATGCGAGCACGCGTGAGGCTTCCGCCGCGGGCGAGTCGTCGTTCGCACCGCCGCCACCCGCGCCGACCTCCGGGTTCTTGAGCTTCGCCATTTCAGCCGCCAGAGCGTTCGGGGCTGGTGCTGGTGCCGCCACGCTGGCCTTCGGCGCTGCGGCCAGCACCTTGCGGGCGGTTTCGACGCTCTCGTCGGTTTCGAGCGCAAGCATCTGCGCCAGGTGTTCGCGTCCTTCCGCTTCCGGGCACGTGAGGATCGCAGAGATACGCTGGCGCTCGTTTATGAGCGGTGCCGCGGGCGCACTGGCGGGCGCGGGCGCGGGCGTGGCGGCAGGCGCAGGATTGGTCGTGGCTTGCGGAGCCACCGCGGCTGGGGGCGTCTGGTTAGTCGTTGACCCAGTGTTCAATATGTTCGTCGGGGACGTTGC